GTACCGATGGTGAGTCATGGCTGCCGAAGGGTGCTTGGGAGTTGTGTCGTAGCGATGATGAACTTGATCCGAACATTCCTGTGTTCGTCGGTATTGATATGGCGTTGAAGCATGACTCGATTGCGGTCGTGGTCGCACAACCGCTCGAGTCTGGTCGCATCGTTGTTCGTGCGAAGATCTGGCATCCTGATGGTGGTGTGATGGATGTGGCCGCAGTCGAGCAACACATCCGTGAATTGGGTCGCGAGTTCACGGTGCAAGAGTTCGCCTACGACCCGGCGTTCTTTCAACGCTCAGCCGAAGCGATGTCCGATGAAGGGTTCATGATGGTTGAGTTCAGCCAGTCAACTGCACGAATGGTGCCTGCTTGCGGAACCCTTTACGAGATGATCGTGAACCAGAAGATCGCACACAACGGCGATCCTGTGTTCGCCGATCAGGTGTTGTCGGCAGCGCAACGATCAACCGACATGGGTTGGCGACTGTCGAAAGGTAAATCGAAACGCAAGATTGATGCTGCGATAGCATTGGCTATGGCTGTGGATCGTGCAACGAGAAGAGTCGAAAGTGTTCAGCAACCAGGGTTCTTCAATGTCTAGGAGTAATATGATCGTTCTTTTGTTAGAAATGTTTGCGGTGTTCTTGATTGCGCTCGGCATATTTTACATTGCACTACCACTTGGGCTAATCTTTGTGGGCGTTTCTCTGCTTGCCTTCACCTTGGCTTGGGAGCGGTCAAAGAAAGTGGATAACCGATAATGCTGTCAAGACTGTTCAACTCGAGAGGCGAAGAGAGAGCCGTCTCGTTCCAGTCTTTGTTCGCGGCAGGTGACGCATTCCAGTTCACGACGAACGCAGGCACCGTTGTCACACAGGAAGATTCGCTCAAGATCGGGACCGTGTATGCGTGTGTTCGTTTGATCTCGGACTCTATCTCGACTTTGCCGGTCGATGTGTTCATTCGTGTTGATGGTGATCGTCGACCGTTCCGACCGCGACCAGATTGGATTGATCAGCCAGAGATCGGCGTGTCACGCACCGATCACTTCCAACAAGTTCTTGTTTCGATGTTGTTGAACGGTAACTCGTTCACGCGTATCATCCGCGACGCGCAAGGTATCGCAGGTTTGGCTGTGTTGAATCCGTTGAAGGTCGAGGTGAAACGCGACGAAGCGCGCCGTTTGATCTATGTGTTCGACAACAAGCAGGTCATCCCGCACGAGGACATGATTCATCTGTCCGAGTTGCGTTTGCCTGGTGATCTTCGTGGCCGTTCACGCATAGAACTAATCAAAGAAAACCTCGGTCTATCAAAGGCTCTTGAAGAGTTCGCTGCAAGATTCTTCGGTCAAGGTTCGCACACCTCTGGCATCATCGAGTTCCCAGGTAACTTGACTCGTGAACAGGCGAAGTCGCTTGTTGACGGATTCGAAGAAGGTCACAAAGGTTTGCGACGCTCACACCGACCAGGCATCCTGTTCGGTGGTGCGAAATATACGACGACTTCGGTCGCACCAGACGATTCACAGTTCTTGCAATCACGACAGTTCGCAGTCGAAGAGATTCTTCGCGCATTCCGTGTCCCACCATCGATGGCAGGTGTCATCCAGTCAGGTGCGCAAGCCTATGCTTCGGTTGAAATGAACGGCATCCACTTTGTGATGCACACGCTTCGACCGTATGTCACGAAGATCGAGGATGGATATTCGCGCCAACTCTTGACCAACGGCGCGTTCATGAAGTTCAACCTTGACGGTTTGATGCGCGGCGACTTCAGTTCGCGTGTCGCAGGATACTCATCAGGTCTGCAAGCAGGTTGGCTGTCAATCAACGATGTGCGACGCTTCGAAGATCTCCGACCAGCTGACGGTGGCGACACCTACCGCGTACCTCTGGCCAATGTCGACTTAGGTGCGGCTGGGCTAACAGAACTTGACCGCAAAACTGCGATCGCTCAGCGTCTAATCAATTCAGGTTTTGAACCTGCAGCCGTGTTGAAAGCAATCGACATTGATCCGATCGCGCACACGGGTGTCGCACCAACAATGTTGCAACCTGTCAGCGAACCTGCACCAACTTACGATGTGAACCAGCGTGATGTGAATGTGACGATGCCAGAAGTTGTCGTGAATGTTCCACCGGCGAATGTGAATGTTGCACCGCCAGTCATCAATGTTCCCGAAACTGTGGTGCGTGTCAATGTGCCTGAGTCGAAGCCGACCGTGCGAACGGTTGAACGTGACGCCGAAGGTAGAATTTTGACAATCACTGAAAGGGTTGAAGAGTAATGGCGACAGGTTTATCTTCCTATCTTTGCAACGCATTCTTGAACGCCGCAGGCAACGCAACATCATTCTCTGTTGCAACTCCATACATCAAACTTCATGTCGGTGATCCAGGTGGGGCAGGCACAGCGAACCCTGCAACCGAAACAACACGCAAATCTGTTTCGTTCGGTGCGGCGTCCGCCGGTGCTATCACATCCGACGCAGATATCACTTGGACGAATATCGCAGGTTCGCAAGACGCAACACATTTCACGGTTTGGGATAATTTGACGGCAGGCAATTTTTTGTTCTCTGGCACAATCACAGGCAACGCATACACCGCAGGCGACACCTACACAATTACATCAGGCAACCTATCTGCTTCTCTAACTGTCGCTAGTTAGTAGGCCGCGATGGCGGTCAAAAGATTCCTGCTCGACACAAGCACACTGGACGACGCCACCACAGGTCTTGACGGGTTTAGTCCACCGTTCATTCTTGACACCTCAACACTTGACGGCAACGGTCTTCTTGATGGTACAGAGTTCTTAACAACTGCAACCGGCACAGCCACACTCGGCGCACTATCAGCAACCGCAATATCGAGCGTCACGCATTTTGTTTCGGCTTCGGCAGAACTTGGCGGACTTGTCGCCGAAGTCGCACAAGTAATCGTGACAACCGATGCGACAGCCGAAGCGACTCTCGGCGGTCTTGCTGGTTCGGTGACAGCAACAGTTGTCCTATCAGCAACAGCGTCGGCTGACCTCGGCGGTCTCGCTGGTTCGGCAACTGCCACAGTTCTCCTACCTGCAACAGCATCCGCTGATCTTGGCGGTCTTACTGCTGCGGCGATCACCGCAGTCGAACAAAACGCGATCGCCACGGCAAACCTCGGTGCACTCGTCGCAACAGTTGATTCGACATCGACACCGCCAGAACCTGAACCGACACCTGCACCGTCTGGTGGTCGCAGAGTTTATTCGACGACACCACGCAAGAAGATTGAACCACTAGTCGAGATGCCACCAGTTGAGGTTCCTGTCATTGAACCGAAGAAACGGTATGCGGTTTCGTCAACTGTTCTCGGTGGGATGAGTTCGCAGGCGACAGCCGAGATTGCATTCAGTATTCTTGATGACGAAGCTGAACTATTATTGATGCTCTGAGGTAACAGTATGCCAATCACAAATGGTGCAATCACGGTCGGAACGGCCGCAACATTAATCACTCACGCTGGAGTAAATCCTGGAAGTTTGCATGTCAGTAATCTTGACAACACGGACACGATATTTATCGGCAATGGATCAGTCGCAGTGAATGCAGGTCACGCACTACCTAAAAGTGCATCAGAAGACTTTGCCATATATCCAAGTCAAAGCATGTTCGCAGTTTCAAGCAAAGCCAATCACGCAATCGCCTTCATATTGATGACTCCGTAATGCCTTACTTCATCACCGACAAATCGCCAGATTGTTCTGGGTGGGCAACCATCAAAGAAGATGGTGAAGTGATCGGATGTCACGCAACAAAACAAGATGCGATCGACCAGATGGTTGCCGTATCTATCGCCGAGGATATGGAACCTGGTGGTGAGCGCGCACCGGCACCACCATCCGATCAGATCACGGGAAGCGACAAGAATCCTGCTGGTTCGGCTGCAGGCAAGCAAGGCGGGATCGAAATAAATGAGGCGACCGAAACGGCGTTGCGAAATAAAGCCGAAGATCACAACAAGAAAATGGATGAAAACAATCGTCCTGATTGGACTCGTGTCACTTTGGGTGTGTTGAAGTCTGTGTATCGTCGTGGTGCTGGTGCGTATTCAACTTCGCATCGTCCTGGTATTGGTCGTGCGCAGTGGGCGATGGCTCGAGTGAACGCATTCTTGTATCTCAGTCGTGTCGGCCGTCCACAGAACCCTGCCTATATCACCGACAACGATCTGCTTCATGCCGATCATCCGAAGTATTCGGCTGCCGATCGTGCGCTACCAGACAACTATCGTCCAGCGTTATCAGAAGATGTTCCCGATGGTCGCGCTTGCGGGAACTGTTACTTCTACGACGAAACAAATGTCCAAGGAGAAGGAGACAACCTCAAGGCATATTGCGAGAAATGGGACGAGTATGTTGACGGCGGATTCTATTGCAACGCATGGCAGCCAGACGAAGACCCAGAAGAAATGGTTCGCCAGGTATCTCTTGAGATACCTGTCTACATTCGTAGCGCGGCAAGAAAAGGATTGGACTACTACGGTCAAGGTCTCGCGGGTGAAGGGCTGGTCGATAGAACCGTTCGTGAAGCACGAGACATGGCACGAGGTCAAATCACCGAAGACAAAGTGATCCGAGCGAACGCTTGGGCGCAACGCCATGCCGTGGATCTGGAAGCACCGAAGAACTCGAACGCAAGCAACGACCAGTTCCCTGGTGCTGGTGCTGTCGCACACTATCTGTGGGGCATCAACCCGTTGAACCCGCAACCGGCACGAGACTGGTTTGAACGCAAAGCGAACGCGATCAAAGACGAACGAGGACTGTTCAACTTTCATCGCGCTAAGAGTGAATACTTTGCTAACATTCCTGGCATGGAAGACAACAAAGTCGAGATGCGTCGCGTCAATGTCAACGAGTTTGAATTGCGCGCAGGTCCGACAGGCGACGGCATGTCGTTCACAGGTTACGCGGCGGTTTTCAACTCCGATTCCGAACCGTTGCCGTTCATCGAGCGAATCGCACCAGGTGCATTCCGCAAATCGTTAAAAGGTCGCAACACGATCAAGATGTACATGAACCATGATTCGTCAATGCTTCTTGCTTCGACACGGTCAAAGACTTTGCGACTTGAAGAAGATTCAAAAGGTTTGTTGGTGAACGCCGATCTGCCAGACACAACTGTCGGCCGTGACCTGAGTGTTTTGATGCAACGAGGCGATGTCGACTCGATGTCGTTCGGGTTCTCGGTTCCTGCAGGCGGAGACAAATGGTCAGATGATGGCATGACCCGCGAACTACGCAATGTTCGTTTGCATGAAGTGTCGGTCGTGACAGGCTTCCCTGCCTACAAGGCGACCTCGGCCACTGTTCGATCGTTGGACATTCTCGCCAAACGCACAGGTATCGATGCCGACAAGCTCGCTGAAGCGATCACGATGCTTGAAGCCGGTGGCACATTGACCGATGACGCAGCCGATCTTCTGTCCGAGACGGTCGGCAAACTTCGCGCCGAACCAGCCAAAGTTCCACACTCGGTCAACTTGTTGGCAAAAAAACTTGAACTGTTGAAAAACATCTAAATCATCGTCTATAGTTCATCTTGTCGGTAAGCGTCCCGCTACGGCTAGAGATTGGTCAGCGTCCCGCGCCATCGGAATACAACTTTCCTGCGCATACCCAATCAACTACTACTCATGGAGAAATCATGAAACAATTTATTGAACAACAAATGGAAGCCCGTGCAAAAGCATGGGAAGCCGCAAAGAAGATTCTTGATGTTGCAACCGCAGAAAAGCGTGACTTGACAGCAGAAGAATCACAGTCATACGAGCGCATCAGCAAAGAACTTGAGGATCGCCAAGCAACAATCGAGAAACTTCGCGCCGATGAGGCCCGTGAACTTCGTTTGGATGCAGCAA